CGAATAGCATTTTGTTGCCAGCGCCGTCTATGTCGCCGGTCATTGCCCCACCGGATCGCATCAAAGCTCCAGCAGAAGTGACGTTAGCTGTGTCTGTTACGTCTGCACCGTCTTCTACGTTTAGTGCGGATAACAGTGCGCTTTTTGATACAGACCCAGTTAAACCTACAACGGCTTGGACGGCATCTGTCTGATCGTGTTTCGACCAATTACTTGCGTAAGTAGAAGTAGACGCATTATCTGTCGTCGCAACGATGTTGTCCCCCACTGCAAACGATATACTATTAACCGTGCCTGCTCCAGAAACGTAATAGAACCAACCCGTCTGAGCGGAACCTCCACCTGGGAAACTGCCTGAACCTGCGTTCCAATCACCTTTATAAACCATCCCGTTTTCGAGCGCGGCAATATCGGTTTCCATTTGGTCGAGATCAACAGCCTGTGTAACCGTAATAAAATCTACTTTAGTTTCGTCCGCAGTTAAAAAAGACGCCGTGGTGTTTTGTAAGACGCTAGAATACGCCTGTACGTTAGACCCGATAGCCACACCTAGATTGGTACGGGCTGTAGCTTTGTTAGGTAAATCTGATAGATTATTAGCCTTCATAGCTGCGCCAGCAGAAGTCACATTCGCCGTGTCTGTTACATCAGCGTTTGTTTCAACTGTATCTAGCTTAGTTCCGTCAGTAGCTACATCACGTCCATCTACAGTACCACCCACAACTAAGTTGTTGCCGATGGTTACATTGTCACTTGCGTCTTCTATTACAGCCTTATCTGCAGGGTAGGTCAGAAATATATTCTTTGTCCCTACACCCCAGTTAACAGCGTTATTGGAGTTAGAAGACGTAAATACCGTTGTGCGGGTAATAGTCCCCCCACTAGATGCGTAAGTTCCGAGGCCAACCTCGAAGTCTACATTATCCGTTACCGAGTAATAAACAGTGTCAGCGTTAGATACTTCAGAAGCAAATGTTTGGAAGCCCGGAACCGCGCCCCCCAGAGTATAAGCCCCTGTACCCGTAGAATTTGTAGTTTCTTGTACGCGATCAGCGACAATTAAGGCCATGGGGCTACTCCTATTATTTTAAGCGATACGAATAATAGCGTTCGTAGCATCCGCTGTTGGGAACTGAATAGTAAACGTTCCAGTAGTAGAAGTCTTGTCTGCTCCAAAGTCCAGAACTGCAACTGATGGGTCGCCTGCAGCACTATCATTATAGATTAACGCGCCTCGCGCTGTAATCGTAGCAGATGTAAACTCAAGATCAGCGAAATCTGTCAACGCTGTCGTACCAGACGTTGTTGGCGTCACATTTGTAAGTGCACCGCCTCCGGCAGAATAACTACCTGAGTTACTTACTTCGTTACCAGAAGTGTATGCAGTAGTTGCTGCATTAAACGATGCGCTGTTAGTGTACAGAGCAAGCTTAAAGGTGTTTCCGCCCGAAGCACTAAAGTTGTGTGTAGCTGTCATCAGTTCTTTTTTAAACGATGTACACATGAAGTTACCTGAAAAGGCCATTTAAAGTCTCCTAAGTTGAGTTGCGAGGTCAGGAAACCCAGCCTCATTTAGTTTTACGAATGTTGTTTCGCGGTCTTCCTTAACCGCTACTTTAATATAATGCGAGATAATTTGCAACATCTGCGATTTATACGCTTCAGCCTGCATCCGTATCTCAGGCGGAGCAGAATCAGACACACTCATTAATTTGTCAGTACACATTTCAGCCACAGCATCTGGACTATGACCTCCGTTATTAGATGTACGAACTTTAAAGTTTTCAAAAGCTTCTATTTGTATCATTGTTTTTGCCTTATAACTCTTCCGACCCTATACTCTTGAGTCGTTTCTTTTGCTTCGCCCAACATTTTAAGGGCGGTCATTGCCTCTGTAAATCTGCTATTATACATTTGCATAATATCTTGTTCGCCTTTGAGGTAGATATTAGCCTCTACCAAAGAACCGTACAAAAGACACATTTCCGCATTCGTACTTAACCAAGTTGTGGCAGAACCTGCTCCCGCAGTTAAACTTTCTGGTCGATAAAAATAATGCAGTTCACAAGTGTAGGTCGCGTCTGGAGAAGGAGACAACAGAAAATTGTCTATATCGAACTGAGCGTAGTACTGAGGCTTACCTTCTGTCGCAGGGTCTGGAGTGTACGACTGACAAAACGAAACGTCTTTAAATTCTACAAAAGTTTTATCGCCATTAACTGTGTAACTCAATGAAAACGGAGCTAAGAAATCTGTAGGACCACTTAAATACTGAGATCCTTTTGACATAACTGCAGTAGCATTCTTACGAAACAAATCAAGCTGCACGTTTTTTAAGATGCGTTCTTCTGCAACTCGGATAAACAAAGGCAAGTTGTTAATAAAACTTGTCTCAGTGTTATCAGTATAATCCTGTATAGCCGTCTTTAGTTCATCATATGTAAAGCTCATGTTATCACCACCGTAGCTGTGCCAACAGATCCTGTGGCTACTAAATTGTTATCTGGGGAAAGGCCCGGCAAGTAATTAAATCCCACTGGATTCCATCCCCACTGCAATGCTCGTTGTTCCTCTAGATTTGTTTCTGGTCTTGGGTTCCTTAATGCTTGAGGATCTGGGTACGCTTTTGGTGGAAACAACTGAGGCTGTTTGGGGTCAAATTCATCAGGACCAACCTTGGCCCCTGTCCACTCCACCTTCATGTCACGAAGACGGTATCGACGGCCTGATCGATCAGATATTCCCCACGCTTTACTGCCACTCGCGTATGCCATTAGACCCTCAAATAACTAAGACTAGGTTGAAGTTTCAAAGCGGTTCTTCCCTGATCTTCATCCGCTGCTCGTTGGAACTCTTCTTCGTAAACAGTCTTCAACATCTGTACACGATCTGGAGCTCGTTTCATGGCAATATAGTAGGATAACCCTGCAGCCATACAAGGATAAAACCGGAACGGCATATCTGTTGTATTAACCAATGTGTCGGCGTCTTCGATCCTCTGAACAAAATAATAAATAATTTGATCTGTAGAGTTCTCAGGTACTGACCAAAGATTTAGTACAGGATTAATCTGACGATTTAGCCAATACTGGCTAGGTCTGCCCTGCGTTGTTTTATTGGGCAAAGTTGCGTATTCACCCCTGGATATTCTTTGAACTTCGTAGTCAGTATTGTTTCTACGAAGAACAACATCCAATAGATCAACTACATTGTCCGAAAGAGTTTCTTGTCCCTGTCCCTGCGTGAGATCAATCGTATGAGACTTAACAGTCCACAGGTTTAATCCTCTGTTGGCCCATTCTGCAAACATGAGATTCAAAGAGCGACGAGCAGTTTTGGCATCATAGCCCGTGCGTACTTCTATACCGCACCGCTCATATGCTTCCTCAATAAGTTCAGCTACATCGAGATTGAAATCTCTTGATCCAGAAGTTGTCATTACATTCCGCCTTTATATTTCCCACCGCGACCAGCCATAACACAGCCACCGTTCTTGTAGCCTTTATTTATCATACCACCCTTTGCCTTCTTCGCGGTTTTAGCCGCATTAACAAAGTCTTGGTTACTAGGCGCACCCTTGTCGCCCTTGTTACGCATAGGCTTTCCGCTTGCTCGACGTTTTCGGATATTCTCGTATAAACTCATATTACCTCTCCCTGTTGGTGGCGTGGATATTTGCTTTGCCATCTGGCTGCGGCTGATCATGATATGCGTTCCTTACCAAAAAATCCTGCCACATAGGCTTGATCATGTTGTAATTTTCTTCAACCTTGTAGGACGTGACCGTCAACTGAGCATTCATCTGGTAAACCTGCAGAGAGGCCCAACCTAATAAACCCAAGGCAACAAACGACACCAGTTGATTGACTTCTAATTTCATAGCTACCACGCTTTACAAGACCAATATTTGGCCTTTAATTTATCCAAAGTGCCTTTATCGCACCCATGACGAGCCCTAAACGACTTTCGCCGTTTAGGGTCTGATTTTTTAATCTTCATGTTGGCGTCACCAAAACGAACTATCTTTTCTTTTCCTTTATCGCAGGCTTTAACAACAGACTTCTTACCGCCAGAAATCTGACGTTTAGGTTTGTTGCATTTCATCTTAGCCTTGTCGATTTTAGGCATGGATAATCCTTACGCTAAAAGAAACGTCAGTTCAGTCCCCGCGCCCGTAAGCGCAGAAATGTAGACCCCAGAAGTAAACAACATCCCATTCTCAGGAATGTATATCTCGTTCATACCTATGGGAAACTTCTGCGTTAACAGTGTTGCTCCCCCATTACCATTGGTAAGAGTGAAAGATCCCGCCGCAGTCGCGTATATGTTTACGGCTTGAAGTCTAGATCTGGACGGCCCTATGAGAGCCGCCGCTGAACCTTGTGCATGAGTATACGCATTTATGTCTGACCCTGCCATCTAAGCTCTCCTTATGGACGGATTGCGGTGTGGTATGCTTGCGCGTACATGATTGTAATAACTGCAACACCAGCGTTAGTAGCTGCGCTGTTTGTAACTGTTAGCTTTAAATCCGCAGTGCCTGTGTTGTCCCACTCACCTGTACCACCACCTTGTGTGGTTACAGTTTTAAGACCAGCACTTGTGCCAGTAGCCAATGTGTTTAGGATTGTTGTAGCTCCACCAACTGTATCACCAACACTAATGTTAGTTGTGGCGTTAGCCGCTGTTGATAAATCAACAATACAATTAATAATTTTTGAGTTAGCTGGAATAACCATATTGGTTGCTCCTGCTGCAATAGCACCGTTGGAAAGATCCATAGAGTGTGTCTGCATCATTACAACGTAACCTACGTTTGCAATGTCAGAACCAACAGTAGTTCCTGTTGTGTTTTTAATGTTGCCTGCCCGAATCGGACCGGAAAAAGTTGTGTTAGCCATGTGAGTCTCCTGTCTTGGCGAATGTCAGTCACATGTGTGACTGTCAGGGAATAACTCTTCATACAACACTTGAAGGCAAAAAGAAAGAGGCGATCCGAAAACCGCCTCTAACTATAGTATTAGTCCGGAACTTATGCCCCAGGTGAACCAAATACACAACGTGGGTCTGAGAAGCCGAAGCTGTAACGTTCCCGTGCCTTAAAGCGCATGTTTCCTGTGTCGAAGTCTGCTTCCATGTTAGTGGAAAGCGGAGTCCGCTCAAAGTGAATCAAACCGCGAGGCGCGTCTGTTTTGATGAAGAACGCATCTGGATCAGTAAGGAAGTCGTTAACGGCATAACCGTCAGGCAACATACCCATTGAGCGAATTGCGTTAGTATCATTGTCTGCAGTACCAACCCGAAGGTTAGAAACCATCAAACGTTCTGCAACGAATTGCAGTTGACGTGGAATCATCAACTTCAAGCCGCGAAGAGCGACCTTCAACCCACGCTCGTCAACATAACCAGCGATGTTGATAAGAGCGTCTTCCAAAGAAGTTTCGTTCAAATCAGCAGCAGTTGCTGGAGTATTAGAGAATGTTCCGCCGTTAGTTAGCGGGTGGTTTGTTGCACAAAGAGCAACGCCGTCACCGCCTGCACTAGCACCGCCTGCAAAGGCGTTGTTAAGAACAGCAGCAGCTTTAACCTGCTTAGAGTGCGCCATTGAACGAGCGAGGGCCTTAGTGTAACGACTGCCGAGACGGTCATACAGGTTATCCTCGATTGCTTCCTCAGTGATTGAGAACGCAAGTGCAACGGTTTCGTGATTATAACGAGCAGTGTAAGCTTCGTTAGCATCATCGAAGTTGATTGCAGAACCTTCAGATTTTGTAGGTGCTGCGCCAAACCCGGCCAACATAACTTCTTCTTCGAATGCACGATCAGAAGATTCTGTTGTAAAGATTTCGCTGTGCTGGTTTTCGTACCGATTGTACTCCATACCAAATAAGGCGTTAAGGCCTGGTTCTAGCTCTTTCGCTAGTTGTGCGCGTGATATAGCCATGTGTTAGACCTCCTTTAAACGCCGAGAGACGAAGGAGTACCCGCTGCAATTCCGCCATTGGCAGAGTTGAACGAAGTATTCAAACGTACTATTAGTGGGATACCAGCGACTGTGAAGTCTGAGTTATCAGGGTCATCTTGGACGCCAATAACACGAAGCTGAAGAGTAGCGGTGTTTGCAGCAGTATTCAAATCTGCAGATGCAGAAGAGATTCCTGTTACGTCACTACCTGCAGTTGCAGTTGCCAATGCGATATTTTTAAAGACCATTGCACGAACTTCCGCTTCAGTGTTTGCCGCACCCACTACATTAGATGTAGCGATTGTGAACGTCTGCATTGGATTATCGTAAACAAAAGCTTTAATTGGGTAGTTAGCATCTGCGCCAGCAGCAGTACCCTGCCAAGTAGCCGACCAGATTGTCTTACCGTCTGATGCGCGAACGTATTCGCAACCCCAGAAAACACCCAAGAATGCAACGTTACCACCTGCAGCAGCTTGCGCTACAGAGATAGTTCCGCCTGCGATTGGTATAACAGGAGAGCCCTGATATAATTTTGTATTGTTGTTTGACGCAATACGATACTCGGTAGCACCCGTAGTATTCGCACCTTGTCCAACAATGCCAATGGGACGTAGCCCAAAGGATCCGTTAGAATTTGCCATAATAGCACCTCAATAAAAGTTACTCGGAGTCTCGTCTTGAACCTCCGAAGGATACACGACTTTGCCGACTATTAGATATCGGCATAGAAGGATGTTGGTCCTTCATTAAATCCTGATCGACTGCAACCATCTGTTCGCGGGTTCGGCTCCCGTAATACTCGGATCTCTCATTGGCGGTTTCGACAGGTATGCGACACAACATTAAACCACCTTGACCAATCACACCTTCAAATCGACCTTCGTCAATAGTAGGAGCTTCATAATCTGGATACTCATCCTTTCGGACGGGTTCCCACCCTTCATGCAGTTTGGTGTTGACGTTCATTTTATCGTCTTCACCCCGCATTGAGGTTCGAATCCAACGATGCACATAGCCCTCTGGGGCGTCTGGTGCAGCGAGGCGGCTGGGCGGAGCCCAAGGTTTTCTGCGAGTTTCTGAGGCTCGAGTTGCGTTTTTTCGCGGTGTTCTGTTGTCAGTCATTTTATTACTCCTTCACAAATTTAGCGTATTCTTCAAGAGGTACGCCTAGCTTTTTTGCAATCGCGACTTGTGAATGCGTTAACTTGACCGACCTGCGCCCCTGTTTAGTACTGCGGGATGCGGAGTTGCCAGCGGATGCGACCTGACTACCTCCACCCGATTTCTTCGCAGGTTGGAACTTGTGTGGAAATTCCGACCTAATGCGTTTATCAACCTCAGTATAGTACTCAGATGAGTCAGAGTCAAACCCTTCGTCATTCGTAAGTTGTGAATGAATTGCAAACGCTGCTGCAGTCATTACCCTATCTTCACCAAACCACTTGTTTTTTTGCGCCCATTTTTCCGCTTTCGCATCCGGTTGAGGACGCTGCGGTGCAACTTGTTGTTGCGGTGCAACTTGTTGTTGCGGTTGTTGAGCCGATTCAACTTGTGTTTTAGCCAGTTGTTCTTGCCGAGCTTTCGCAGTGTTATAACGGTTCTGTTCCGCAGTAACTTGCGCTAAAGCAGTTTGCGCCTCTACCATCTTGTCAGTGTCGCCCGTCTCATAAGCTTCTTTATAGATCCGCTTAATCTCTTCGGTCTGCGCTTGCAGCCTGCTTCCGAACTCAGAAAGATATCCTGTGTCTAAAGCTTGCATACGGCTTTTAAGTTTTTTGTTTTCGTCAATCAGTTCTTGAGAAAGACGAACAGCTTCTGCCTTGTCTCTCTCTTCCTGACGATACTTTTCAGTCAGCTTCTTAATACGCGACTGAACACCCTTACTATAGCTGTCCAGTTCCTCGTCACCGTTAGATGCTTCGACTTTTGTTTCTTCTGAGGACGCTTCCTTGGCAGGTTCCTCTGGCGGAGCTTCTGACTCAGGTTCTATGTAAACCTGCTCTGTCTCTTGCTCTTCAACTTCAATTTTTTCTTCTGACATAGTTGCCTCTCCTATATGTGTTTAACATCGTCAGGCTCTAGGATAGTCGCAATAACTTCATCATCGTTAATAATACGAACCTCCCCTCCTTCGATTTTAAATCTTGAGCCGGAATACCGACCTATACAAACCCACTGGCCTTCTTTGCACCATGGTTCAGCCTCTGGGCCAAACTTATCTGCATCCTTATAAGCTAGGGGACCTAGCTTCATAACATAAGCCACTACGGTAGCAACGGACTCCCGTTCTCGGACTTCGTCAGGTATATACAAACCGGATGAAGTTTTCGCTTTTCCTTGGTACGGCATAACCAAAACCCGCCAACCTGTGGGTTGGGGAAGTCGATCAAGCAGGGGTTGTTCTAAGAGGTTTGGGTCTAGCACCCGTTCTTCTGAGGTTACATACGCGCTATCCAAAGAAGAAGACTCAGCCTTTTTGGCTTTTTTGTCTTTGTTCATTTTCTGCGCGACTGAATCAGGAAGATATAAAGTCTTCGACATCGTCTACGTTTCTTTCCAGCAGGGTCTTGATTTCTTCTCTAGCAAGAGAGAGTCCCCGTATCTCTCCCACAGACATTTTATACTGCTCCCAATCCTTTACAGCACCGAGAGAAAGAGCCCGAGATATATCTTGTTCGCGCTCTTCAAGTTTCTTATACAGATGTTTCGCCAAGTCCACAACATCCATTATAGGATGTCCTTGTATTCTTCTTGTGAATCAGATGTGATTGGACCACCTTCTGCCCATATGTCACAGACTTTTTCTTTAGAACACATAAACTTTAAACTTTGGCAATACCCAACTTCTCCTGTGTCATCTCCGATACAACCCAACATTTCTTCAGTTTGATTGTACATAGAACACGTTCCACAACACTGATCAGTTAAATGAGCTTCAGTGTAGTTATGCTCATATTCTGCCATATCCAGATTTTCCATGTTGGCTTCTGGATCTTGAGTTGGCAATGGGCAAGCCATACCTTCTTCAGTTTCTTCCATTTTGTCTACGGGCATTCCCTCAGACATTATGCTTATTACAATAGTGCTACTCATTTTAGGTCCTTCCTCAAGTAGTCTATTTCAACCAATCATAGACCTTATTTGTTTCTTTAATCCTGTGATCTAACCCCGTGTACCCGCCGTTTATCCTGCGGGTCAGGCGTTTAATTGCATCATCATTAACACCTTCGTCACAAATTTTCCATAGGTTGTTAGACTCAAAGAACCAGATAGCGGTATCCATAGCGTAATCCTCTTCAAGAAGAGAAGGATCTTGAATAACTTCTGGCTTACCCATGTCCGCAGCAAACGCTTTGACGTTGTCATACCCGGTTAATTGAAGAAATCCTCGGCCTATGTATAGGCCGGCTTTTTCCTTAGAATCGTTACCCATTCTTCCAAGATACACATTTTCAGCAAGTGCTTTTGGGTTTCTAGCAAATGGTTCTGCGCTTTCTTCTGTTGGAAAACGGCTAGGCCAAACCTTCATCATAGCCTCTACGCTGTAGTTTAGGTTTTCTCGCACATATTTAAATGTGCCGCTTTCATGTATAACCTGACCTAAGAGATGCGCTCCACGTTCTGGAGACAGTTCGTAGTGCGATACAATGCCTCTAGCTGTGTTAGGTCCAAATGAACCATCTGCAGTGCATCCACATTTTTCCTGTAATAGTTTTAAAGCATTACTCATTTTGTAATTCCTTGTTTCTTTTCATAGCTGCGGAGTCCGCCCAAACCGAGCATTCCCATCATCACAGTCATCAAACTGCCCATATCAAACTCTGGCAACGCAGGTATGTCTACACCAGCGGCAGTTACACCAAACACAATCAATGGCTGTAAGACAAAGTGATATGCAAAAGCAACGCCACATACCCAACCTATGAACGGTCTCCATCCACCTTTGAATAAAGAACCCGATGCAGCTTCGGCTTTGTTTATTTCTAACTGCCCCATTAGCGCCTGCTGGGCATGATTGTCGGACATTGTGGCGATCTCATGGGCCAGCTTGGCCTTTTGATCTTTGTCCTCAATAACTTTGTCTAGTAGCCCACTAACAGGCCCTATCAAATTACTTACTAAACTCATCATTAGTTATTCGCCTTTCCTTTTGTGTAGGCCTCCTTGCCGTAGAACGCGGCAACGATAGCAGCTACAGAAACAAAATACACACCAGCTATAGACGCCAGTGATTTCATGGCTTCATCAAGATTAGCCAAGTTACAAATAATTATTGCGAAAGGGTACAACAACATGCCGAATAATGCAAACCATGCCATTTGCCGTTGAGCGTCTCTTTGAGCATCCTCGTCAGCCATTCGCAAACGTTTGTCTTCTAATGCTAACTTATCCCACTCAGTTTGGTCTATTGTGCCGCTACCATCTAAATCGGCTTTTTCAAATTCTGTCATGTTAATCTCCTAATCTGCCAACGGGTTGTCTAACGCCCTTTGTAGCTTACCCATTAATTTATCTTCTAGCTCTTTCATATCGCCGCTTTGTGATACTCTAACACGTTCTCGTTGATTTTCAAATCGTACTTCTGCATTGTCTATCATCTTGCGAACTTTGTCCTCAGACTCTCGAACCATGTCTTCTATGCGGTCTGTCTGCTGCTCGATGCGTAATATATCATCTTTCAAACCGTTCTTAATGTCTCGACTGTACTCCACAGATTCTTCTACCTTATCGGCGATACCCGTGACTTTTGCATCCATGACATCCATCGCTTGTTGGTACGCACCTAGGTCTAACCCCGCAACCTCTTCGATCTTTTGGTACATAACAAACCCACCGTACAAACCACCTACCACTGTAGATAAGAACGCAAGTATAGCCATGATAGACCCAAACGACATCTTCATGCCCCCTGTCTTAAACTCACGATCTGCAAGCCCATCAATGTTATCTGCTATCTTGGTTGTATCCATTAGTTTTCAAACTCCATTTCGCCATCAGCGTTTTGTAAGTTCCTTAGTTGTTCTATTTCATCTCGTAGTTTTTGTATCTCCAACCTGCGTTGCGTCAACTCGATTTGATAAAGATCATCACAGTTTATACGGGATTTAGGTTTATCTAAAGGTATAACGACACGCGCATACACGCCTATGTTTTTGCCACGGCTGTTAGTATCTAAGCCCGAAATAACTCCGGTTACACCATACTCTAAGTTTATACCTCCACCGACAGCATTACTGCACCGTGTAGTACCTGTTGAAAACGAATCCGATTGATAGTTCATCGGAGGGCTCGGCAACGCAAGGGAAAGAGAATTACTGTCGGCCACAGCAGAACTCGATATAACACAAAGAACTAACGCTAATCTCATGTGGGGGGCCCATCTAATCTGGAACATATTCTAGACGATATTAAAGTTTGGGACGTGTCAGTCTTTTTTACTTTTGATGTAGTACACAGATATACCGCTTCGGGAGTATCTTGCTTCCTTATGTAAACATCAAAATCTTTATGCTCTTTGTAGTCAACCTTTATGATTCTATACGTTGTAGAAAAAGGTATGTTCATCCAGTTCAAATCAAACAAATCAATCTGATAGTATTTTATTTCTTCTCTGGAATTAAATAGAGTCATCTCTACCTTGACCACGTTTTTAACATGGCTTGGCTTTACTTCTGGGTAGGCGGGGATCATCTCATGTGCTGTTACACAGGACCCCCAAACCAAAAAGAATATGATTAACTTACTTAGCAATGCAGCTTGCCTGCACAACAGCAGTGTATGTTCCTCCTGGGAACGGTTTGGCTGACCCATAAGTTGCACTAGATGCAGTAGAGAACCATGTTGACCCTGCCAATGTTAAGTTAAAGTTTGTAGTGTTACCCACCACTGTCTTAGCTGCTTCGTAGGCTGACATGCCAGCAACAGACGTTTGCGTAACGCTTGTACTACCCGTCCATGCAATCGTATCTGAAAGCGAAGGAGACGAGCTAAAAGCTGTCGGGTGTGTTATACTAGCTATGTAAGAATCTGCGATTGAAACGTCATACCGGATTATAGGCAGTACACCTCCATCTGCAGGAGTAGTGCTCAACTTACTAGCAATCGGGTTGCCATATGAACCCGCTTTAGTTGTTTGTATAATGCATTTAGCTTCTACACTACCTGTGATCTCGACGTTAGCTATTGCAGGAAATGCAACTAACGAAAGTATTGCTATTGAATATTTCATATTAAACCTCATCTATTGTACTGCATATCGACCATCTGTTCGTGCAGTATTTGTTGTGCTAAGTTATTACGCAAGGCTTTCTTGTTGTCAGGTATCTCTGAGTCAGCAAGACCGGGGGCGTCAGCATACACGCCTCCATTGATAGATGCATTGTAGTACATAGCTATGTTTGTCTGTTGATTTATAGCCATGATAATATCATCTTGTCCTTGTGTCTTAAATAGGGTCAATGCGTTGGCAGACGCTGTTAGACCCATTTCAATTCTAGTTTCTTCTTCTTCTTCCTCTTCAGAAAGAATTAAATTACCGTCTTCATCGTACTGAAACTCCTCAGTTTCTAACGTTTCAACAACAGCATCATCTTCAAGTGCATTATACACCTCTATCACAGGAAGAACAGGCATGGGCTTTACATACCCCGGACAGTTAGGGTTGGACTGCGGGTCAAAACACTCATCTACTCGATAACTATATATAACCACAGCATCTTTGACCGTGCCCTGCCCTTCAACGTCAATCGAACCTGCACCCCATTGAGTGGCTGGAATGTTAGAAAGCGGGAACGATTTAACAATGGTGTTGCCCGGAACTCCTGACCAATCGTCAGTTTCTCGAAAGATATAGCCACCTGCGCCAGCCTTCTTATTGCTAACATGAACTTTCATATCATCCTCTGGGTTTTTCACAGTGGTGTATCTGTATATAAGACCGTTTATATCAATCCCTGGAACATCAGGCAGAACAGAATTCATCCCCCAGCTTAGTGCTGTGGACGCTGCGTTCCCTGTTGACCCATAACTATAGGGGTCACATTGCGAGTAAGAAGGCCAGAGTGCTAATAATAACACCCAACCCCAATTTAGTTTCAACATCTTCATTGAAAATCTTTCTCATTGGGTTTCTCTGTTCGTATTTAATTTGATCATCAACAGCTTGCATTTCCCATGCCAGCCTAGCTTTATCCCCCACCAACCCATCCTTGGGACAGGGCGTCCCCGCGTTGAGCATGGCTTCAAACACTCTTTCGTCCTGACACATTACGGATACGGCTGCCACTTTCATACCCATATCGTACATGGTTTTGGCGTTCTTTAATTTTTCGCAATTCATATCCCGCACAGTTCTACCTGCAGAGATACCAAGTATCTGTGTTTGCACAGCACCAGCTACACCTACCGTGCATAAATCTGAGTTACTGTTGCTAATCTGTGGAGAAATTGCAGAAGGTGGTGGACTTTTAACAGTAGTATCCATCGACCCAGTAGACGTAACAGTGCTGTTAGTGTCCGTTTTTATTACATCATCTTCAGCAAAGACAGTGTTCCCTACAGTGATAAAAAAGAACAGTGCTGTAAATAAGCGAATCTTATTAAACTTGCTCATCTTACCCCCTGTTCATCTTATCTCGCTGTACATCGATTCTTTCGCGGTTAACTTCGTTGCGTTTGTCCGCGATTTCTTCTTGGCTTTCTATTCTTGCAGAATCTGTAGTAGCGCGTTGTTCCATTTTCTGTAGCTCTACAAGCATCTGGCCTTGATCCTCTTCAGTCTTGCGCTGAAGGTCTTTTTGTTTCAGATCAAGTTCCTGCATACGAATCTGGACAAGAGGATCGTCCATTGGACTATTACCTTGTGGCATCATCTGAGGCATAACCTCAGTTATCAACTGCTCTGTCTGCATGGAGATTAGTTTTTCCATCTCAGCAGGATTCTGCATATCCTGTTGGACTTTTGCGATCTGAGCTTGAGCAGCTTGAGGATCGATCTTACCAGTATTTGCCGAAGCTTGCGCCTGTTGGATTATACCAGCAATCTCAAACTGAACCATCTGACGAGCCTTTTGAGAGATGTGTTCCATCAAATGAGCATAAAACGTACCCATGACCTGTGGCGAAGTAGAAACCAAAGGAGTCTGCATAAACATTAAGTGAATGCGGATGTGGGCATCATGATCCTGATCTGGGAAAGTTGTAAGTATTTCACCCATTAACGCCCTAGCGTTCTCAATCGCAGGGTCTAACGGCTCTGGTTGAGGAGGAGGAGGAAGAATTTCATCTATGTTTTGTACTTCTAGCGCCTGATACATACGTTTATATGCCGCATTTAAGTTGTGCATCTCTGGGTTTGATTGCGCCAACTGTAGTTGCGTTTGAGCTAAAGTCACACGTTGTGCCATAGAGAAGATATTCGGATCACTTACAGGAACCACGTCAATTCGATTATCAAAGTCTGCAGCCATGATCATACGATCACCGCCTTGAACATCGTATGGATATTCTTGAGGCAGGTTGTCCCTAAAGATTCTAGCTAACACTCGGAACTCTTGCTTCTGAGCGTAATGCAACCGCTTGTGAATTGCAGACATAACTTTCATGCCGCGCTCTAGGAGAGCCACAGTGGTCCCTACAGGGGCGTTAGCGTTGGTATCACCTGTTTGCTGGTCAGCAAGCTGAACAAAGCGTCTACCGCCTTCTATGAGCATCCCAAGTAGGTTTTGCAAGGTTCCGGAGGGTTCCTTGTACGGAAGCGGGATAATAGCGTCTCTGATGTTGCCACCGGGAGCGTCAATATCTCGCCATTCTCCGGGTTGTAAGGGCTCATCGTCATTGCGAACCCTTACACCCCGAGCCTTGAACCCAGCAGGGAGGTTTGCCAAGGTTCCGGCGTCGATCAACTGGCGAAGAATGCTTGTAGCTGCGCGACCTAAACCACCAATCATGTGGATCAAACCAAAGCCGTAGAACCCTAATCCAGGCATAAACTTATAGTGAACAAAATACTGTTGCTTCTTCGCTAGAGGAGTATCCTCTTGGAAGTTTCTGCGAATAGACAGGATATGTCCCGAACCTTCATCGACAGAAACAATATACGGAAGAGCAATTCCAGTAGGCTCTCCGTCTGGAGCCATGTCCTCGAAACCTTCAATGTCTAAATCGACATGCATTTCTAAAATAGTGTAGACATCGTCCATATATGTCTTGGACGTGCCTTGGATCTCGTCAACTTTTTGACGGACCTCATCATCATCACCCTCAAATGTACTTAACTCTACGTCACGGTACATTCCTGCGATCTGCATCTTGCGAATTGCGTTGGCGTCCATTTTAAGAACGTGGGTAACCCTAGAAGCGGTAGCTAAGTCCGATGCTGCATAGGGAACAACTAGATCTTGTGCGGGAATAAACTGAGAAACAGCCCGTTGTTTAGCCTCATCGTAGTAAACTTTTTTGAAACATGAACCCGAAAGCGGTAAATAAAATAGAAGTTGATCCATATCAGGGTCAAATTCTTCCATGACTTCCATGATCTGGTAGTTCATATAATTCTTAACTCGAGTAGCCTGATCTTCTCGAGCCTGATCTTGTAGACCTAAGACTTGAGTTTTAACTGGGCCACCAGACGGTAGGAGCTCCTTGTAGGCTTGTGCTTGGAATTGGGTCACACTCTCCGCTATAAGCGGGTGAGTGACTCCAGAGGCCCCTTGAAACGGCTGTGTGCGCTCGATCTGCTTAATACCAAGCTGATCCAACCCTTTAGTGTAAGCTTCTTCCCACTCAGACCTAGACTCCAAGTCATCCTCGTATGAGGCGCGAAGATCCGACGATAGTTCTCCTAGATAACCTTCGTCAAGTTCTTCTGCTAAATTCGCGTCATGTTCTAAGGGGATGTCAACTTCAACACCTTCCATCGATTCCATCAAGGATTGGATAATAGCTCCACCCTGACCGTCATCGAGAACTTCGGCCCCGCCTTCAAATTCTTCTGGCTGCATTACATCTACATCAACAGATGCTTGTGTAGGCAACATATCTTCCATTCTAATTCCAGAATCAACTGGGCCCATTGGGCGTGGTGGCAAGGCCATTAGTAATACTCCCGTTTACGAGGGACGAAGTCATCCCCATCGTCTTCTCCGTCTAACGAAATAAACCCGCCTTGTCGAAAACGCATTAGTGCTAGTGTCATACTATCACAAAAATCATCATTGTCACCATTGGGAAATGAAACTACTTCCTCAATGACTTCTTCTGCAAATTTCTTATCGTCCGGAGCCCATACCATTCCTGATTCAAACATAGGAGCTACCATATGCATCCGGCTAATTTTATCATTCCCTTTACCTGGGGAGAAACCCAGTGCGGGGATGCCTTTAAGTCTTAGCTCTTGAATCAAAGGCGTACCTGTAGCTTTAGCCTCGATCAGAACCATGTCCGGCTCCCAGTATTCGTATTCTTCGAAAGCCTGTTCTTTTAACTCTGGAAAATTCCATCGTCCTCTTTGTGCGTCT